TTAATTGGGGGGGGGGGGTGGTATTCAACGATGTGCAAGTTGACTTGGAAAATCAGGGGTACGAAGTACAAGCGTATATACTTCCAGCTTGTTCCCAAAATGCTCCACATAGAAGGGACAGAGTTTTCTTTGTTGCCTACTCCAACAACAATGCAAATTCCATTGACAGAAGAAAGATTAAAAAAAAGAACGGAGTATCGGAAATCAATAGGGAGAAAATATGTAGCAGGGAATTTAATGGAACATCTACAATACAAAGGATTGATACCAACTCCAACAAAATCAGATTTTCAACCGAGATGGAAAACGGAAAATTGGCAAGGAACTTCGGATTTACCATCAGTAATAAACGAGATTCTTGGGACTCGTTCCCAACTCAATCCCCTATTTGTGGAGGAGATGATGGGCTTCCCAAAGAATTGGACTCTATCAGCATTTCTAAGTATAAAAAAGAATCTATAATGGCTTATGGTAATGCTATTGTTCCTCAGGTAGTTTATGAGATATTTAAAGCCATACAAAGTTTTGATGATTTAGTAAATGTTTAGTAAATTTGTAACGAGTGTCGGATACTCATTAAGAACTTATTGCCCTTGCGATGAACTACCAATCCGACTGGTAGGGATTCAATGGGGCTTTTTATTTTATGTCAAAAGATACATTCTATTTCTCCCACGACTACAATAGCCGTAATGATGAAAAGATTAAGTTTCTAATTAGGAAACACGGATTATTAGGGTATGGTTTATTTTGGTCCATTATTGAAGATTTATACAATAATGCGAACGCATTGCGAACGGATTACGAAGGCATTGCTTATGATTACAGAATAGATGTTTCTATTGTTACAAGTGTAATAAACGATTTTGATTTATTTGTTTTTGATGCAGAGCATTTTGGTAGCTTATCAGTGCAAAAAAGAATAGATGAAAGAGATTCTAAAAGTGTAAAGGCTAGAGAATCAGCACATAAGAGATGGACTAATGCGAACGCAATGCAATCGCAATGCGAAGGCAATGCTATAAAGGAAAGGAAAGGAAAGGAAATAAATGAAAAGAAAGTAAATAAAGTAAATATAATTGATGAGCAATTTGAGGAATTTTGGGATTTATACGATTATAAGAAATCTAGGGATAAAGCAGAAAAGGCTTGGAAAACTTTAAATAAAGAGGAAAAGGCTTTAGCTTTACAACACGCACCTGTATATGCTCAATCAACTCCTGATAAACAATTCCGTAAACATCCTACAACCTATCTTAACAACAAATCTTTCAACGATGAAATTATTGAACGAACTATTAGTACAAAACTTAGCTACGCAGAACTTGAATGGGAACGACTTAAAAATCTTGGATAAGGATGAATTAAAGGTTTATAAGGCTATGGAATCTATGCACATAGGAAAATGCTCAAGAATAGAAGTAACAGAACATCTAAAGACCTGTATTGCTTTGAGTGGGATGCAAGTGCCAACAAATCAAATATTTAATCTATGCGTTTCATTTACAATAGAATCTTATGGACAATATAAACTAAAGGAATTAGGAGTAGCATTTAAGATGTTTGCAGAGGATAAGTTTACTATTGGCAATCATATAAACTTTAGCCCTAAGTTAATTGGGGAGGTAATGAATGCCTATAAGAAGATAGCAGTACAAGTAAGAAACAAAATAGAACCAGAACAACCTAAACAAATAGAAATGCAAGTAGATGAAGAACAAGTAATGCGAGAGGAAGCCGAGTATTGGAAAACATCTAAAAAGGACTGGCGATTCCTAAACTATCAATGCTTTGATTACCTATGGAAACGGAAGTTGCTAAAGATAACCCCTGATAAAGCTGAGTACATAAAATCTAAAGTAAAAGCCTATCATTTGGCACAGGCTAAGAAGCCAGAGGATATGTTAGTAGATGAGGAAACTATGAGGCAACAATGTAAAAAATATTCCCTTAAACTTTATTACGATAACGAATTATGATAGAAACTATAATAGTATTTATTATCCTTTGGATTTGGATAATTTACGAAATGATTAACGCACCATTAAACAAAGACAAATGAAAGAAACATTAGGAATGATTAAATTCTTTTTTATCTCAGTTCCATTATTCCTATTGGTTTACTGCTCTGTAATGATTTATGTTGAAATAAAAGAACTATATGAGTAAGATAAGAGGACACGAGAACGCACAACCAATAAGATTAATATTTATAGATACAAAAGAGGAAATAGAGTTTAAGTCGGTAGCCTACGCAAAGAGAGTAACAGGAGTAAATGAATACCAAATAAAGGAAAGCCTTAACCCAGTCAAAAAGAAAAGATTTGAGTACCAAAATAGACAAATAGCGTTCCGTATTAAGAAATAATCTAATTTTGTCCTATGGCATTACAAACCATTCCAAAACTTACAGGAAAGACACAAACAATTTTTAATCGTTATATACGACAAAGAGATAGTCAAAATGGTTACTTTATTTGCATATCGTGTGGCTCTACTAAAGATACATCCCAAATGGATGCAGGTCATTATGTGCCTATCAAGAATGTTCAGCTTTAAGATTTGATGAGTATAATGTAAACGGAGAGTGCAAGGCTTGTAATGGATTTGACCAATTCCACCTAATAGGCTACCGAAAAAACCTAATTGATAAGATAGGCGAAAGAATGGTTTTACACTTAGAAAGTCAGTCAAGACTTATAAAGAAATGGACTAGAACCGAGTTAAACGAAATAAACGAAAAGTATGGCGAAACTAAATCCTAATGGCAAGGTCTCCTTTGGAGCAAGGAAAAAAGGAAAGGCTAAAAAGAACAATGGTCCTAAAGACAAACCTACTAAACCTTATAACCGACAAGGCAGATGCTAATAACCGAAATAAAATCAAATCCTAATAATCCTAGAATTATTAAGGATAATAAGTTTAAACAACTTGTAAAGTCTATTCAGGACTTCCCACAAATGCTAGAACTTAGACCTATTGTAATAGATGAGAATAATATGGTCTTAGGAGGCAATATGAGGCTAAAGGCTTGTCTTGAAGCTGGGCTTACCGATGTTCCAGTAATCCACGCTAACAACTTATCAGAGGAAAAGAAAAAGGAATTTATTGTAAAGGATAATGTAGGATATGGCGAATGGGACTGGGATGACCTAGCTAATAATTGGGATGCTTTAGAATTAACCGATTGGGGTTTAGATATACCTAACTTTGATGTAAACAATTTAGAAGCCAAAGAAGATGAGTTTGCAGTACCAGACGGAGGTATTGATACAGATATAGTATTAGGGGATTTATTTGAAATAGGCGAACACAGATTACTTTGTGGGGATAGTACAGATAGCGACCAAGTGGCTAAATTATTAAATGGTAATAAAGCAGATATGTTATTTACAGACCCACCATATAATGTAGGTTTTAATGGTAGGAGTGGCAAGTTTGATGTAATTGAAAATGATGACTTAAAAACAGAAGACTTTGATAAGTTTATAGAAGAGTTTGCTCAAACTGTACATACACTACAAATACCTATAAAGTATATATGGTGTAATTGGAAGTTTTATGGCACATTACAAAAACACTTTGAACTCAATGCTTGTATTGTATGGGCTAAAAATGTATTTGGTTTAGGTAGAGGTTATAGACACCAACATGAGTTTTGCTTCTTTGAAGGTAAGTTAGATGGAGGTATTAATAACGAAAGTGATTTATGGGAAATAAAAAAGGACAGTAAATATGTACACCCAACACAAAAGCCAATAGAATTATCTGCTCGTGCTTTAAATAACCATAAACACGCAAAAAATATACTTGACTTATTTGGTGGTAGTGGTTCTACTTTAGCAGGTATTCATCAATTAAATAGAACTGGGTTTGTTATGGAACTAGACCCTAAGTATTGCCAAGTTATTGTAGATAGAATGCGTAAACTAGACCCAGCTTTGGAAATCAAAAAGAACGGAGTAACTTTGCAATAATAGTGAAATAATAGTGAGATTATGGCTAACGAACAAAATTTAACCCCATTTAAGAAAGGGGAGGTTGCAAACCCTAATGGCAGACCTAAAGGAATACCGAATAGCAAAACTAGATTGTTAAGATTGCTTGAATTGGTACAAGTAAAAACCAACCCAATTACAGGAGAGAAGGAGGAGTTTACTGTTGCAGAGCAATTAGATATGATGGTACTACAAAAGGCATTTAAAGGTGATTTAAAGGCTTATCAGGAAATACTTGATAGACTAGAAGGCAGAGCCAAACAAACAAACGAAATAGAACTATCAGGAGGACTGCAAATAAATTGGGAGGAAAAGAAAACCTATGTAGAAAACAAATCAAGCATTTAATGGAATTATCAATTAAACAAACCTCAGCACTTGACCTACTTGAAGATAAACTCACAAATGAGTTATTATTCGGTGGTGGTGCTGGGGGCTGAATAAGGTGGAAAAACAGCTTTAGGATGTTACTGGCAGTTAAAACAAAGACTGAAATACCCAAACACAAGAGGTTTGATAGGTCGTGCCGTACTTAAAACACTTAAAGAAACTACCTTAGTCTCCTTCTTTCAGATAGCTAAGATGCAAGGACTAGAAGCCAACAAGCATTATAAGTATAACGGACAATCTAGTCAAATAGAATTTCCTAATGGTTCTACAATCTTACTTAAAGATTTATTTGCTTACCCTTCAGACCCTAACTTTGATGAATTAGGTTCATTAGAAATTACCGATGCTTTTATAGATGAAGCAAACCAAGTAGATGACAAGGCTAGAAACATTATTAAATCAAGGATAAGATTCCAACTAGACCAAAACGATTTAGTGCCTAAGATTCTTTACACTTGTAACCCAGCTAAGAATTGGACTTACTCGGAGTTCTACAAACCAGAACAAGAAGGCACAATATCTAAGAATAAAAAGTTTATTACTTCCCTAATAGATGACAATCCTTTCATCTCAAAGCATTACAAAGAGAACTTACTAACTTTGGATAGTGTTTCAAAGGAGAGGCTTTTATTTGGTAACTGGGAATACTTAGATGACCCTGCACAACTTATAGACTATGATAAAATACTTGATTCTTTTAGTAACTCTTTTGTCGCTATTGGGGATTCTTATATTACTTGTGATGTGGCACGCTTTGGCAATGACAGTACTGTTATTGGTATATGGAGTGGCTTTCGTGTTAGGTTTTATCAATTCAATGGTAAATCAGTTGTTGAGGTCGCTGAACTTATAAAGAACTTTGCAACAGAGCATAAAGTTCCTACAT